TATTGAGTCTAGACAAGAAAAAACCCAGACCATTTAAATGATCTGGGTTTTTAGAATCTTGGTCCCGAGGGTCGGAACCTCAGTAGCTTTATAAAACAAAGATATGAGATGAAATGAGCGGAGACAAAGCGGAAATAGTACGTTTTATGGTGATTTTTAAAGCCGAAATATCTACAATAGTCTGAATAATTAATTTATCAATTGCAAAAAAACTAAGCGTGGTTTCGGAAGATGGTAACAAAGGTAATCAATAGTGAATATATAAGTTTAAGTTAATGAAATTAATAAATAAATATACAATTTTTAAAAGGTAACTTATCGGTAATTTATAGGTAACTTATTACTCTTTAAAAAGGTAATCAGCTATTACCTTTTATCTATATGATTTAATTAAATTTATTAGAAAACCAATGTCTATGATTACCAAAGATTACCCCTAAAAGGTAACTAAAATAAATTATTTAAAATTAAATACTTAAATAAAAATTGATATCAAAAATATAGGTCTGTTACCTTTTCTGAAAGATTCCCATAAGTTTTGCAAAGCCTGTTTTTATAGATGGTTTTAAACAAAAATTTATAGTTGTAGAAAAACGAAGGACTGTGTAGAAATCTGTAGAATCAATTCTTATTGTTTTTGCTGTATCACAGACTGTATCTATCAATACTTGGATACAGAAATGACAAGTATGAATTTTTGTAGTGTTTTCGACATATTTACTGCCCAGGTGTGGTGGGGGGACAACCGCCCGCCGCTGGTTCAAATTTCAGATTTTGAGAATTTTAGTCAAAAAAAAGCCCTCCAACATGGAGGACTTGTAGTTTTGTAGCTATTGAGCCATCAACTCTTTTTGTCTGGCTTACTCTTCTCTGGCCAAGCTTGTTCTAGTCGCTCTGCATCAATTGCGTGTGCATCAGCTGATCTTGCGATTTCTTGACCACGTTCTGCCATTGTGTTGAGTACGGAATTGCAGGTCTTTCCATATTCAATGAGGGCTTGGTTGGAAGCTGTGGACATACGTTTGTCTGAATCATTGATTTGTTTTGACAACCGGTCAACAGCCAAAGCACTATCACTGGCAGCATCCAATGCAACCTGTAAGTTTTTATTCGCATTTTGTTCTGACTCCAAAAGTTTATCACTCCAATTTTTTTCTGTTTGGAGCGTATCTACAGTTGCTTGAGTTTTGGCAAGATCACGTTCTGTTTCTGCCAATACTTTTTCTGAGTTAAGTAAATCAATTTGATGTGACTTACTTGCGCCATTGATCATGGAAAAAGACAATGCGATGGCTAATGCAATCATCACAATGTATTTCCAGTATTTAATTGCCAACGCAATATTCATTTTTTGTCTCACTGTTGTTTGAACTGAAGCTCTTTAAAATCTTTAAATTGGATGATGCGATCACCAAACCATTCATTAATGGCGTTACTAAATAGATTTTGAAGAGGAATAATTTCTGAATACCAATAAGCTTCACGTGCTTCTGATATAGATCCAAAGCCTCCAGCATTGGAGGGAATGATTCCAAGGAGTTGAGGTGGAGTTCGCTGTGATGCAAGAACATCATCACGCGTAATATTTTTTATATTTAAGAACTCATCCTTGGCAGCCAACTCACTGATCGGAATAAGTTGCAGCCCATCTTTCTTCCCACCAGGTGCATGTAGAAATAAATTACGAAAGTTCCCAGGACCGCGAGAATCTTTCATTGCCTGTTTGATCCCATCGACATCATCATCGTCTATTTGAGAATCCGTCATGTAGAGGATAAAACCAGCATGGGATCCATTGTTATAATATTTACGACGAAACAGTGTTGCCGATTCATTCAACCATGCAGATTGGAGTGCTGAAATATATTCTGGTGAACCATAAATTTCTTGGTCTAAATCTACTGATTTGATATGGCACACCGTACCAGTAGGAAAGATAAACTCATCATATCCATTTACAAGTTGAAGAAAATCATTTGGATCCTTCATACGACGAGTATATTTGGCCATAAGACCTTTAAGCCTTAAAGGATCATTCAGACGGTTATCAATTCGTTGTAAATACGAGTTGCCAAAGACCAGATAGTCAATTGCTAAACGTTCAAAATCTGAAGTGTTTACCAATTTGTTTGGTCTAAGTGAGGATACGAGTTGATTCTTTTTGTAAAAAATGGCGGTAGATAAATAAGGCATTGCCTTAAAAGATTTCGCTAGTCCATGCATACTAATATGTGGTTGATAATAGTTACCGCAAAGCCAAGTTTCATAAAATTGTGAAAAATCACTTTTATTGAGTACGGGCTCAGCATCACCGAATGTAAATGCCTGTACTTTGCTGTCGGACATTAGTAAATCTCCATAGATGATTTTTTCGAGCTTCCATCGTTATCTAGTGACAACGGCTCGTTAAAGAAGGCGTGGAAAATAGCGAATGCCAAATCAGCATGACCAATGTTTTCTGCTCTTGAAGCCTCAAAGGTCATTTGTTTTTGAGATGCTGTAAGTGTTTTTTTAATGGCCATCAATGACTGAGCAACTTCTGTTGCTCCAGCATCAAATTCAAAACGTCCTTTGTTGATGACATCCATTCCCTTCATAACTAATTGGGTTTTGACATCTACTGAATATGTGAAGGTAGTTAGATTTGGGAAAAACTCTTGCACTAACTGAGCAATTCCAGTACCCATCCCTGATTTATCCATCCCGATGTAAGCCACTCGATATTTTTGGCAAATCTTTTTAATAAATGCTGCCTGGCTGGCAAAATCCATCCCTTTGAATTGATGGTGTTCAAGTAAGCGAAACTTGTTGTAACCAGATTCTGGGGGGGCAATTACAACCAGTCCAGCACTATCCCCTGATTCAGCAGGGTCGTAGCCTACCCATACAGGTTTATTACCAAATGGCCTTAAGGCCAAAGGTTTGAAATCTTTTGTCCATAAATCCCAAGAATCCACCATACATGGCTGGATAAGGCTAAGCGGGAATACACTTTGGCCATCATCGACAAATTCACACATATATAAGTTTGCAAATTCATCAGCACTGTTTTCGGCAATTAATTCTTCAATATCGAATAAATCACAACCCTGACGTTCTGCATCATAGATGTTGACGATATGTCTCCACATCTGGTCATTACATAGAGCACCATTTCTTAGAGTCTCATGACTGGTATCAATTTCTACTTGCTTATCTTTGGTACGACCTTTGTTATAGGCTTCACCCGTCCAGAATTTATATGCTTCATGAGATTTACTTGACGGTGTAGAGAAATAGGTTTTTTTATACTGTTTCTGAGCTGCCATAGCAGATGCCACTTTTTTCAGCGTAGCAAAACCATGTACCCAGAAAAATTCATCAAAATATAAATCACCATGATAACTTTGAGCAGTCTTAGCATTTGTGCTTAGGAAAATGAGTTGAACTGTTTCATTTGTCGGTAAAGTGATAGTAATTGGATCACCTTGTAGATCCACACCAATTGATTGAAGTACAAAATCTTTAATATAAGTTTTAAAGCCGTGAGCCTGGGCTTTTGACGCAGATAGAAAAATCTGATTTCGACCAGTTGTTACAGCCTTAATTAAAGCTTCTCGGGCAAAATAGAAAGTTGCACCAATCTGGCGTGATTTTAATAAGGCACGGTTTCTTTGTTCACGTGCTCGGTACCAGACTTTTTGATAATCAAATAATCCATCATCAAAGTCTTCAAGTAATTTTTCGATCTGCTCTTCGGTGAGAACATTTTTAGGTGCTGATTTACGTGGACCAGCATTTCTATTTTTTAGGTTCGGATTAAGATCAGTTTCATTACCGCCATTGTTGTATTTATTGATTTTGGCCATACGCTCCAGCTGACGCATAAGCAAATCAATTTCTTTAAAATCATTTGGTGTTTTTTTCTCAAGAATAATCAGTTTTACAAGTTGGGCTTCTAGTGCTTGTGCAACACGTCCTTCAGGGGCTTGTTCATCCCATTCGTCTCTTGCTTTCCATGCATGGACATTTTTGACATTTTCTTTTAAGTAATCTGCAATCGAGCTGATTCGCCACCCCATCCAGTATAAAAACTTTGCTAAGAGGCGGTTATCAAAAGATAGAGGCGGATTTTCAGATTCTTTATTCATTGGCTCATTAAGCCAATGCTGTTGTCCTAATTCATGTGCTTGGTCATGTAAAACACTCTTTTACATGCTATACCGATTGATTGTTTTAGCTGTAATTCCGATTCTGCTTACTACATTGATAACGAATTTTCTAATACAAAGCAGGATTTACCCCTCATGAGTAAGAAATCCAAGTTTTATCGAGTTGCTGTTGCTGGAGCCACCACTGATGGTCGCCAGATTGAAGCATCTTGGATTCAACAAATGGCAAAAAATTATAGCCCAAATACCTATACAGCTTTGGCAAATATTGAGCATTTGCGCGGCATTATTCCAGACTCTCCTTTCGGCAATTATGCAAAAGTACTGGCAGTAAAAGCCCAGGAAGATGAGATTGCTGGTCAAAAGAAATGGGCTTTATATGTTCAGCTTGAAGCGTTTGATAATTTGATCGAAATGCACGGCAAAAATCAAAAACTGTTCAACTCGATTGAAGTCAATCCGAGCTTTGCTGATACCAATGAAGCTTATTTGGTTGGACTCGCATTTACTGATACTCCAGCATCTTTAGGCACACAAATCATGGAATTTGCAGCCAAGAATCCTGATGCCAACCCTTTCACATCAAAAAAACAATCTAAAGAAAATTTATTTACAGCTGCTGAAGAAGTAGCACTTGAATTTGAAGAAGAATCACCTGTTTCAAATTTATTTTCCAAAGTAATTGACTGGCTGAATCCCAAACAGGAAGAACAAAGCCAGATAAATAATGGGCAGTTCGGTGAGATTGCAAAATCCGTTGAAGAAATTGCAAAAACCTTCGGTAACACCGTTAAGGAACTGAATGATCTGAAGAAAGATTATTCACAGCTTCAGACCGATTTCAATGCGCTCAAAACCAAGTTAGGACATGAGCAAAACCCCAGAACACCACCAGCACCTGAAAGCAAAGGCAATTTCTCAGAAAAAGTTGAGTACTAATCACCATGCAAAATTTAACACGTGAAAAATTTACCTACACTGTCGCGAAAATTGGTGAAGCAAACGGTGTAGCAGATCCATCCAAAAAATTTACGGTCGAACCATCCATTGCACAGAAAATGGTAAATTCGATTCAACAATCCTCAGAGTTTCTTCAAAAAATTAATATTATTCCTGTTGAAGAACTTGAAGGTGAAGCGATTGGATTGACACAGAGCCAAACCATTGCTGGCCGAACCAATACCAAAGGTGGTACAGCACGTAAGCCAGTAGATCCTACTGGTCTAGATTCCAATACTTATCAATGTAAAAAAACGGATTTTGACGTAGCTTTACGATATGAAAAAATGGATGCTTGGGCTAAGTTTGATGACTTCTATGCAAAATGGAAAGCATTTGTTGAACGTGCAATCGCATTAGATATGATCATGATTGGCTTCAACGGTAAATCAGCTGCAACCACGACTGATCGAAATGCGAATCCATTATTGCAGGATGTCAATATTGGCTGGCTCGAAAAAATTCGTACCAAAGCACCTGATCACTATATGAAAGAAGTTGTCAAAGACTCAGGAAAAGTAACAGTCGGACCAACAGGTGACTATAAAAATCTTGATGCTGTTGTAGTTGATGCAGTGAGCAACCTAATTGGTGAAGTTCATCAGGATGCAACGGATCTAGTTGTTATTTGTGGTCGTCAATTATTGAATGATAAGAACTTCCCACTGGTCAATGATTCCAAAGACAATACTGATACATTGGCGGGTCAAGTTTTATTGAGCCAGAAGCAAATTGGTGGATTACCCGCTGTACGTGTTCCTTTTTTCCCAGAGCATGCTTTATTAATTACATCACTTGATAATCTGTCGATTTATTATCAAGAAACTGGCAAACGTCGTGCTGTAGAAGATAATTCTTCTATGGACCAAGTTGAAGAGTTCAATTCATCAAATGATGCTTACGTCGTTGAAACATACGAAAAAGTCGCATTTGTAGAAAATATCGAAATTCAGGGATAAGGTGATTTATGTTGAGTCCAGCTCGACGACATCGCCTTCAAGCATTAGCAGCCAAAGCAGCTGCTAATGCAGAGAATGAATTTGGCGGTGTACGTGAAGATGCCAGTGTGTATATGTTGCAGTTGGCAGAATTAAAAAATGACCAAAACTTGCTTCGAGGCATTAAATCAGAAATTGAACGTGCTCAATATAAAGCAAATTTGATTCCAAAATATATGCCTTATGTGGATGGCGTTCTGTCTGTCGAAGATCGTACACCACTTATGAAAGATCATGTTGTCACAACCATTATGGTGTGGTGTTTTGATGCAGCTATGTTTGAAGATGGGTTGCGCATTGCGGAATATGCCTTAAAACACGGCATTGAGTCACCAGATACTTTCAATCGTGATACGGCATCCATTGTCGCGGAAGAAATTGGGAACGCCGCTAAAGCAGCACATACTGCAGGTGAATTTTTTGATGTATCCATTTTGGAAAAAGCCAATAGCATCACAGCATCTTTTAGCATGCATGATCAGATCCGTGCAAAGCTCTATGTCGCATTAGGTCGAACTTACTTACACCAAGAATTGTACGCTTTGGCCGTGAATTTCCTGAAACGGGCCATTAAACACAATGAAAATTGTGGCGGTAAACAAGAACTTCAAAAAGCCGAACGCCTTTTGAAAAAACAATTAGAAGAAAATCCACCTCAACCCTTACTCAATGCTGATGGTTCACCAGTTGTAGATGACTATGGCAATCAGGTATTTGAGGGAGTCTCTTCTTAACGAGTGCCCAGCACCCACCGAGGGGCAGATTTGATCATAAGCAACATGATTTGTTCTGTTTTTTGATTCAGATCTCCACCCCTCAACCAATGAGAATAAATATGTCTGGTTTAATTGCAAACGGTAGCTTCACACATCAAGACCAAGTGATTAGCAGCGATCCTTTTTTTCCAGCTGTATCTAGTAATCACATCCGTGAAGTTTTACGTCTTGATTCCAGTGTAACCAATCAGCGTCTGATTCCAGCCATTGAAGCGGCTGTCATTCATGTCAATGACAAGTTGGAAAGTTTAATCACGAAAGCTCCAACATTAGGGGAGATGACATCAAAGCAGATCAATGGAAAGTCTGTTGCTGTTGTTCTGTATTTTCGGGCCGTGGCTGCTTCAACTGGCGCGGAGCTGTGTGAGCGTTACCGCTCATATGACACCACAAATAATGGTGCACAGAAGGCTGAAGAACTAACACCAACAATTGATGATTATAAGCGTGATCTTCGTTTTGCTATCCGGGACTTGAAAAAAGTACCTCGTTTAAATGTGGAGTTGGTTTAAATGAAAGTAGTTTATGCCATCCAAAATGACACTGTGGATGCCATTTGCTGGCGTGAATATGGACGAAGCACAGGCGTAGTCGAACAAGTGCTCGAAGCAAACTCACACCTTGCAGAATTTGGTCCAATTCTTCCGATGGGTACCCAAGTTCAGTTACCAGACATTCCAACACCACAAAACAAAACCCAAAGTATTCAGCTTTGGGATTGAGAGAATTTATGCCTGAACCAACAACCACAACAACATCGGCAAGTGTCATTGGTCTAAGTGCAATGTCCATTCTGCCATTTATCAATGGTAATGCATTGTTAGGGGCAGTACTCGGTGCAGCATTCATTGCAAGTTATGAGAAAGATTTATCCGCTGCCAAGCGATTTATTAATCTCATACTTTCCACTGGTATTGGCTATATCAGCACGCCTTTAATTACAGAAAACACCTTCATTACGGCAGATGCCCTTGCAGCTTTAATTGCATCCACATTTTGCTTGTTCATCCTGATCAAAGCCGTCGATTGGGTAAAACAAGCCAAACTTTCAGACATTATCAAAATAATTCGAGGTGGAAAGACATGATCGAATTTTTATTTCAAGCGATTGCCTTATTGGCCTATTTGTTTTGCGGCATCCGGATTGTGTGCTTCAACCATAATGGCAATTACAACCGAAAATATGCTTGGTTCGCCACATTATTGATTGCCTCATTTTTAGGTCAATCCGTTCATATCATTTTCTTCAAAGATCCTGTAACGCTATGGGATGCCATTTTTGCACTTGTCTTAGCTTTATTAATTTATCGAAGCCAGGGAAATGTCGCTAAACTCATCTGGAGTAAATCATGATTTTAAAATATGGTGCCAAAGGTGACCCTGTCACTCAATTGCAAAAAAAATTGACTGGTCTTGGTTTTGTGGTACAAGCCGATGGTGACTTTGGCCATAAAACTGAAACTGCATTAAAAGCATTCCAAAAAAAAGTTGGTCTCGTTTCTGATGGTATTGCTGGAACAAAAACTTGGTCTGCACTGAATGGTTTTGATATCTCGAAATTTTTAAAAGATTCAGATTATGTAAATGGTGCAAAACGTTTAGGTGTACCAGAATTGGTACTTCGTGCTTTTTCCGAAGTTGAAAGTGATGGTGGTGGATATTTAGATAACGGCAAATTAGAAATTTTATTTGAACGTCACCGAATGTATTTTTATTTGGCACAGTACAAAGGGGTGCAATTTGCCAAACAACAAATGCAACGCTACCCCAATATTGTCAACACTGCCACTGGTGGTTATAAAGGTAAAGCAGCAGAACATACCCGTTTAAGTCTAGCCAAACAGATCCATGAACAAGCTGCCCTTGAATCAACATCTTGGGGACAATTTCAGCTTATGGGTGAAAATTGGAAAGATCTTGGCTATGAAAGCGTTCAAGATTTTGTGGCTCAGATGCAAAAATCCGAATCTCTTCAATTTGAAGCATTCCTTCGTTTTGTCGAGTTTAAATCTGGCACGATTGGTAATAAAAAAATAAAGCTTTTGGATGCTCTACGTGCTGAAGATTGGTCGACGGTTTTTACGCTTTACAATGGTAAGAACTACAAAAAATTGGGTTATGACAGTAAATTCATTCAAGTCATGAACCGTCTGGATCCCGATTATTTAAATGGAAAAGCAGCATGAAAAAACCACATGCCTTGCGTGAGTATTTGCTAAATGCGATTCCTGATCTTCCCCAAGATCAGGATCGCCTTCTTATATTTGCCAACGATGGTAAATTAATGAGTACCGCAGCCACAGGCTATAGTTTTGAAATGAGCTATACACTGGATCTGATCGTTACGGATTATGCTGGTGATGTAGATGTTTTCGGTATCGTTCTATTTACTTGGATTATAGATAATCAGTCCGAGTTAATGGCCAACTTAAATAAAGCTAAAGATTCTATCAGTTTTGAAGCTGAACTGATTGATAACACTAAATATGATCTGCATTTCAAAATTCCTTTAACTGAGCGCGTCATCGTTAAAAAAAATGCTGAAGGAAAATTTGAAATGTCCTATCCACCTGAACCTCAATATACCGAATTTGAAACACCGACTGATTTTGAGTTGATTGATAAAGATGGCACACCATTGGCATCATGGACAACGGCAAATAAACAAGGACGATCTTTGGATATGCCTTTTCCTGGTAAAAACCCATGAATAATATTCAAGATCTAGCAGTGTACTTGCAGCCCATGCTAGATCGCTTATCTGCTGGTGAACGAGCAAAGCTTGCCAAAAAAATTGGACGTGATTTAAGAATTAGCCAACGAAAAAGAATCACAGCACAGCAAAACCCCGATGGTTCAACCTATACTGCCAGACGTACCCGTTTACGTGAACAAAAGGGTAAAATCAAACGTAAGATGTTTGCTAAAATTAAATCCAATAAATACCTAAATATATTGAGCAACAGCGAATCTATTGCTATCGGATTTATTGGTCGTATTGGCAATATCGCCAATGTCCACCAATACGGCTTAAGAGATCGTGCCACCAGATCCGCACCAGATACAGTTTATCCAAAGCGTGAAATATTAGGTTTTTCGCCTGAAGAAATCCAAAATATTGAATCTTCATTTCTAAAACATATCAATATATAACCCCTTCTATCATGTAAAAGTCAGTTTTACATTCTTAAACAACTGCAAAGCTTTTTTAGTTACAGCAAAGTGTTGGCATGAGTGCTGACCTTAATCGTCGCCTTGAAAATCTAATTCGATTTGGAACCATCAAGGCCATCAATCCGTCTAAACCTATCCCGCGTGTCGTGGTCAATCTCGACAGTATGGACACGCCTGAAATTCGTTTTTTCAATATCCGTTCTGGTTCAGATTCGACTTGGGATGCACCATCCATTGGTGAAGAAGTTATCGTCCTTTCCCCCTGTGGCGATATTGGACCATCTAGTGTTGTTTTATATGGCCTATATAACGATGCACATCCAGCTCCATCTGATGATTTGAATCAAAAAATCCGTATGTTCTCAGATGGTTGCCTTGTTGCCTATGACGTTGCTGCCCACCAATTATCAGCTATTTTACCTTCAGGTGGTAAAGCCACAATTACTGCTGATGGAGGCATCACTGTAAATGGTGACACCACCATCAATGGCAATCTGCAAATCAATGGCAGTACTGCTATGACTGGAAATAATACTGTGCAAGGTAGCCAGTTGGTTCAAGGATCCAGCCACTCTACAGGTAGCTTTAGTACTGAAGGCGATGTTCAAGCCAGTGGTATTAGTTTAACTGACCATAAACATAGTGGGGTTCAATCTGGTGGTAGTACGACTGGAGGTCCACAGTAATGATGTCCCGTGAAGATGGTCGACTGCTGAGCAGCGAATTAGATCATATTCGCCAATCTATCCAGGATATTTTAACTACACCCATTGGTACTCGGATTATGCGTCGTGAATATGGCTCTCTGGTTCCTCGCTTAATTGATGCACCTTTTGATGACATTACAACATTACAACTTTATGCGGCAACAGCAACTGCCCTTTTACGCTGGGAAGATCGCATTGTACTTAATTCCATTTCTCTTGGGTCAGATGAACAAGGCTCTTACTTTTTAGATATGAATTGCAATCTGGTGGACAGCAATCAACCAGCCTCTTTAAGTATTCCCCTATCTATTGGATCTGCCTTATGAGTGTTGATTTTAATTCATTACCAAAGCCCAATTTTGTTGATGTCATCGACTTTGAAACCATTTTGGCTGAACGGAAAGAATATTTCATTTCTCTTTACCCGACTGATGAACAAGAAACGGTTCGTAAAACTCTGAGCCGTGAAAGTGAACCCGTCAATAAGTATTTACAAGAAAATGCTTATCGGGAAATGATTTTGCGCAATCAGATTAATGAAAAGGCTTTGGCCACACAGCTTGCATTTGCAAAAAACGAAGATTTAGATGTCTGGGGAGCCAACTTTGATGTCACCCGACTATTAATTACCGCAGCCGATAATACTGTAACCCCACCTTCATCTGCTATTTATGAAGCAGACGAAGATTTTCGTTATCGTATCCAAAAAAAGCTAGACGCTTTAAGTGTTGCTGGCCCTGAGTCAGCTTATGAGTTCCATACTTTATCTGCTGATAGCCGTGTTGCTGATGTGAAATGCTCATCACCATCCCCGGCACATGCACTTTTAACTATTCTTCAAAGAGATACTGAGAATAATGCATCGACTGACGACTTAAACAGCATTGTTTACAACTATGTTTCGGCAGAAAAAAAACGCCCAACAGGTGACCGAGTTTTGGTGCAATCGGCAGAGATCATTAATTACGGAATCGAAGCCGTATTGGTGACTAAAAATGTACCTGAAACAGATCCTGTCTTAGCGGCAGCACAAGACAATGTTTTAGCTTATACCACCGAACCAAAGCGGATCGGTAAAGGTGTATTTTTTTCTGATCTTTATTCAATTTTGAAAGTTTCTGGTGTTGAACGAGTGGAATTAATCCGCCCAACTACCGAGCTACATATCAATAATTTTCAGGCAGCATTCTGTACCAATGTCAAATTAACGGTGAGGAATGAATAATGAATTTACTTCCTCCAAATACTACACCGTTTGAAAAAAAGATTGTCGAAACTACATCAAAAGCAACTGAACTCAACACCAATTTATCAAGTTTGATTCGTATCGATGATGCTCCAACTGATTTTCTATCTATTTTAGCTTGGCAGTTCTCGGTAGACCGTTGGCAAGATGACTGGCCTGATGATGTTAAACGCGCACAAATCAAAAACTCCATTAAGGTTCACACTTATAAGGGCACCAATTATGCGCTTAGATCCATTGTAGAAAGTTTCGGTTATTCACTGACAGTTCATGAATGGTGGCAAGAAACACCAATGAATGAGCCAGGCACATTCCAGATCACTATTGAAACCAATGGCCGTGCACTTTCAGAAAAAACATCTAAAACATTGGTTGAACTTTTAAACGATGCAAAACCACTTACACGCGAGCTGAAAGGTATCGAGATCAATGTCATCAATGTACAAGGCGAAACCAACGTGGCATGTGGTTGTTATGGCGGTGATGACGTCACAATTTATCCAAAAATTGATGATCCAAACTCTTTGATCTATCCAGTCTTTGCTTTTTACGAGCATGAAATCACCAGTATTTATCCCCTATAGAGCATAAAAATATGGCAGCACTTTATCATTCGCTTTTCACTGAAAAAGGTTTGGAATTACTTCGGGAATCTATTCAAAACGGAACGAAACTCGGTATTACCCATATGTCATTTGGCGATGGTAACGGATCTCTTCCAACACCTGATGCAAAATTCACGCAAATGGTAAACGAAGTTTATAGAACAGCATTAAACCGCCTTGCACCTTCTAAAGATAATCCAAATTGGTTAGAGGCTGATGGGGTTATACCTAGTGCGGTTGGTGGCTTTAATATCCGTGAAGTTGGTTTATGGGCTGGGAATGTCATGGTTGCCTATGCAAACTATCCTCCAACTTACAAACCAAGTGGTGATCAAGGTACAGCACAGATCAAGACTATCCGAATTGTACTACAGATCGATAATACAGCTAATTTTGAATTGAAAATTGATGCCTCAGTCGTTATGGCGACCATTCAAAGTGTTAATGATACAAAACTAGAAATTTATCAAAATACTGCAACGACCTTATATCAATTAAGTGATCTTGAAAATTTTGAAAAGTGGCCAGGCCGAACCGTTTTCATAAAAACAAGAAATGGTGAAGAGAATAGTTTTTTCAGTGGTAACTTTATTTATGATGAATCATCAACTGAAGATATTGATAATGCTCTTATTCTAAGTGCAGGTAATGTAGGACGTTGGAGAAGAGTTTTAACGTCGAATATTCTTCAAGCACAATGGTTTGGTCATCCAAATCAAATAGATGATCAAAAAATATTAAACGCAGCATTTTTTGCAGCCAATAAAAGATCAATGCAAGTCGACATAAGAGGGTCAGTGTGGGGAATCAATGGTGTAGTTAATGGCATCTATCATCTTCAAATTTTCTCGGATCGAAATAGTTATATTTCAGTGAATCCAGATGGAAATTATCCCCAAAACTATGCAGTATTATTCGGGAATCCATACTCGACGTGGACTGATGGACGTTCTTTAATTCGCTTGGTCGGATTTTTGAGGATCGATTGTCAAACACGCAGCAAAAGATTAAATGGAGTCGTATTTAAAGGATCTTGGCATTCAATAGATGCAATACGTGTTGAGAATTTTAATGGTACAGGACTCAATCTCGAATCTGTTCATGATTCAGTATTTCCGGACATATCTGTTGAACTTTGCGGAAATAATGACGATTATGCATTTAGATGCAGCAGTATAGACGACACAACAAATTGTTTGCACATTGGACGATTACAAGTTGAGCAATCTTATCAACGTGGTATTTATATGATTAAGACTATTCGCTCATTAATCGATAACATCCATGCTGAACGCTTATATATCACTAATAAAAGTTCATTTGATAATGTTGTAGGCCGTGACAAAAATCATTTGATTAATATTGATAATAGCCAAATTAATCAGGCCATATTTCATTCAGACTCTGAAAATGACTTTTACGTCAGATTGGATGGCACATTAAGTGTAATGAATGCGGTTTTAGTTCATGGACACTGCTTTGGAGAGTATGGCTCAAGCCTAACTTTTAATACCCTTCAAGCCTTGAGTTATGGTCAGCATACCATGCAAGGCAGTATGACGTTTAATAACTTGACTTGTAATAAACTCGGTTTAACAAGTAATGTTGTTATCAATAATATCAAAGCTGAGGATTTTGTTTTTGGCTTTAAAGCCTCAAATATTATCGTCAATGGTGGTTCGATTAAAAATGTAGGCTCATTAGATTCGTCTGAGGTTGCTGAGGGACAAATTCAATTCAATCGTCTAAATATTGAAAATGTATACAAAACAGGAAGTAACTCTTCTGCTCAACCTTCAATTTTCAGTGCTTGTAAAATACAGAATTTTTATGGTGATCCGGCTAAAACCTGTACTGTTGTAAACTCATCAATTGAAAATTGTGATTTAGCGACAGTTATGTATGCAACGTTTGAAAGCGTTAAATTCACAAATTTTAAATTTAATGGATCAGCCGCATTCATCACTCGTAATTGTTCAGCAACAGGATCAGTAAATTGGTCATTACCAACTGTTAAATATGCAGCAGGATCTCTTTCAGAAAGAATTGGCTATTCCTCAGATGGGAAGATTTACCAAAATACAGATGGAGACATAACTTGGCAGAAACTACTTTAATTTATGTTAATTGATCCTAGATAATTTGTAGCATCCCCTCTTACAAAACCCCACGCTTAAATCGTGGGGTTTTTAAATCCTTTTCTATATAACTCAGATACAATCATGTAAACCCTGCTTTTACATGATCCACAACTTAAACTTTACTTCATCTCATGCAAGCCTGTTTGTTGAAATAAAACCTCAATAAACAGGCTTTTTTATGGCAGATACATATCACCATGGAGTACGCGTCGTCGAAATCAACGAAGGGATTCGACCGATTCGTACCATTGCCACGGCAGTACAAGGCCTTGTTGCCACTGCCGAGGACGCAGATCCAGACGTTTTTCCAGAAAATATTCCAGTTCTACTGACTAATACACAAGCTGCTATTGCAAAAGCTGGCACTAAAGGCACCTTACGCACTGCTCTTCAGGCAATGGCCAACCAAGCAAACTCAATGTGTGTCGTGGTACGTGTAGCAAGCGCAGTAGATGAAGCAACACAAACGGCCAATGTCGTAGGTACCGTTACGTCAACAGGTAAATACACTGGACTTAAAGCATTACTAACAGCCAAATCTAAACTTGGTGTTCAGCCACGTATCATCGGTGCACCTGGACTCGATACACAGGCTGTGGCCACTGAGCTGGTCATTATTGCAAAGAAGTTACGAGCATTTGCATATGCATATTGCTGGGACTGTCAAACCAAGGAAGAAGCTGTTGCATATCGTGAAGGCTTTGCTGCACGTGAGCTCATGCTCATCTGGCCAAACTTCGTGGCGTTCAATACAACTACAGCACAATCCGAAACAGTACCAGCAGTTGCTGTTGCAATGGGATTACGTGCAAAAATCGATAATGAAATCGGTTGGCATAAAACACTTTCAAACGTGGCTGTTTCTGGTGTAACCGGTATTGATGCAGATGTGACGTGGGATCTTCAGGATCCAGCGACCGATGCAGGTTATTTAAACCAAAATGAGATCACCACCTTGATTCAACATGATGGTTTCCGTTTCTGGGGTTCTCGTACATGTTCGGATGATCCTTTATTCCCATTTGAAAACTACACCCGTACAGCACAGGTATTGGCTGATACCGTTGCTGAAGCGCATATGTGGGCAAATGATTTACCACTGCATGGCTCACTGGCCACCGACATCATTGAAGGCCTAAAAGCCAAAATTCGAGAGTTGGTTCGTAACAAATACATGATTGGTGGTGATGCCTGGTTCGATCCTGAATCCAACACTAAGGACACCCTGAAAGCAGGTAAATTGGTCACCGACTATGACTACACCCCTGTCCCACCGTTAGAAGATCTAACTTTCCGTCAACGCATCACAGATCAGTATCTTGCTGACTTTGCAGCAACCGTGACGGCTTAAGGAGTTTAATGCATGGCTTTACCAAGCAAGCTTAAAAACATGAATTACTTCAATGAAGGTAATAGTTATTTAGGTCAAATTAAAACGGTCACTTTACCTAAATTGACACGTAAAACCGAAGATTACCGTGGCGGTGGTATGAATGCACCCGTCAAGGTCGATCTAGGTTTTGGTGACGACGGGTTGGTACTTGAATCTACTTTCGGTGGCCTAGAGCTTTTAACACTTCGTCAGTTTGGCATGGAAAAAATTGATGGTGTGTACACACGTTTTGCGGGTGCATATCAGCGTGATGATACTGGTGAAGTGGATTCAGTCGAGGTTGTCGTTAAAGGTCGTCATGAAGAAATTGACATGGGCGACCAGGAACCAGGTGAAGATACCGAGCATAAAGTTGTCACAAACTGTACTTATTACAAATTGACTGTAAATGGTGTGGTTGAAGTTGAAATCGACATTCTGGGCTTCAAGGAAGTGATCAACGGTGTTGATCGACTTGAAAAACAGCGTAATGCCATTGGCTTATAAGTTTCCTTCCCTTGCATAGGCCAGTCCTGTGCAAGGTTTTTTTCTTTAGTTTTTAGGATAGATCAGTATGAATTTGCAAGTTGAGCAAGCAACAAATCAAGACCTCATCAAAAACCCAAATGAGGAAGTAGTGACTTTAGAAGAGCCAATTCGTATGGGTGACAATATGATTACTCAAATCACCATTCGTAAGCCAGGCGTAAAAGCATTAAGTGGTACGAGTCTACAGGCCATTTACCAGCATGATGTGGATGCACTTTGTAAAGTACTACCACGGGTAACTTCTCCAGCTCTAACCCCTCAACAGATTTATCAAATGGATCCTGTCGATTTTGCCCAATTGGGAGGGCATTTGGTCACTTTTTTGTACCCGAAAGCCTTACAACAGGAAATCAAGGCTCAGACGGCATAACGCTGGTCGATAACGTCGATGAAGCAATTGCCAATATTGCCGTTATTTTTCACTGGCCACCCAATACCTATGATGACATGGATCTAAGTGAACTGAGCAAATGGCATCGTATGGCACTCAAACGTCATTCATCACAATAATATAGAGTCCACCCATGGCAAATTTAAAACTTGAAGTCCTTTTTAATGCAGTCGATAAATTAACAGGGCCCATGAAAACAATTGTCGGTGGCTCTAAAACTTTGTCGGATGCCTTTAAAAAAACTTCAGCAGAATTAAAAGCGTTAGAAGCCCAGCAGCGCAAGGTTACAGGTTTCCGACAGCTTCAGGAACAATCTGAAAAAACGTCACAAGCGATTCAGAAAAATAAAGAAACGATCAAGCAGCTTAAAACTGCAATGAATATTGGTGCACCAACAGAACAAATGGTCAAAGAGTTGGCACGAGCTGAAGCTGCACAAAAACGCCTTAAAGATGCTCAGAAAAAACAAGGTACAGAAATGACCGCCTTGGTACGAGAACTCAATCAGACAGGTATTAGCATTGATAGATTGGCTGATGATGAATCAGAGCTGAAGAACAAGATTCATCTCACCACAATGGAGATCAATAAACAAAAAGATTCTTTGGAACGACACCAGAAAGCCCAGAAACAATATGAGCAAATGCAATCACGTATGGCCAAGGCATCAGATCTGGCAAAAAAAGGTTTAGCCGTCGGTGCTGTAGGTGCTGCTGGTATTGGTTATACCATGAAGCAATATGAGGACGCTGAGGACGCTGCTATGGGTTTGAAAGTATCCATGATGCAAGCAAATGGTCAAGTATCCAAAGAATATGCACAGATTAATAAATTGGCAAATGGTCTAGGAACAAAATTACCAGGTACAACAGCTGATTTCCAAAACATGATGGCAGTACTTATTCAACAAGGCATTTCAGCCAAAGCCATTTTAGGAGGTGTTGGTGAAGCAGCGGGCTATCTAGGTGTTCAAATGAAAATGCCTTTTGCCGATGCAGCAGAATTTGCAGCAAAAATGCAGGATGCTACCAAAACCACCGAAAAAGATATGCTGAGTTTAATGGATGTTATTCAACGTAGTTATTATCTAGGCGTTGATAGTACAAATATGCTATCTGGTTTTTCTAAAATATCTGCTGGCATGAAAACCATTAAGGCTGAAGGTTTGGAAGGCGCAAAAGCTATAGCCCCTCTTCTTATTATGGCAGATCAGGCAGCAATGGCAGGTGAAAGTGCTGGTAATGCGTTTAGCAAAATTTTTAAATCCATGATGGATTCCAAAGGGATTGCAAAAGCATTAAAAGATAGTGGCACAGGAATTCAAATGAACTTTACTGATGGTAAAGGTGAGTTCGGAGGCCTAGATAAAATGTTTAAACAGTTGGAAAAACTCAAAGGTCTTTCCACTGAAGCACGTTTACCTATCCTTTCTGACATGTTTGGCAATGATGCTGAAACCATTCAGGCATTAAATCTACTAATTGATAAAGGGCAAACTGGCTACAATGAGGTGATCGCCAAAATGCAAGCGCAGGCTGATCTTCAAACTCGTGTGAATGCCCAATTAAGTACTCTAAAAAATCTAAAGGATGCAGCTGGAGGAACCTTCACCAGTATGCTTGCTTTATTTGGTGAACAGTTAGCACCACAATTTAAAATGCTTATTACTGGTTTTACCAATGTTACAGAAAAAGTTACCACTTGGGCGCAACAAAACCCACAACTTGCCAATACCATTGCAAAAGTTATTGCTGGTGGTATTTTGCTTGTTGGCGGTATTAGCGCAATTGCTTTAGGTCTATTTACTATTATAGGGCCATTGGCATTACTCAAGATGTCATTGAGTGGGCTTGGCGGTGGATTTAGCCTAGTAACAGGCATGTTTAAAATGTTCCTGATGCCAATCAAAATGCTTGGAGGTGGCTTACTAAGTTTAGGAAAAATATTCTTAACAGTTTCCAGATTTATGATGGCTAACCCTATCATTCTTGCAGTTACACTACTGGCCACTGCTGCTTTTCTCATTTATAAAAACTGGGGGCCAATATCAGAATTTTTTGCAGGTCTTTGGGAAGGAATCAAAAACATTTTTGCCCCTGTTGGTGCTTGGTTCAGTGCCAAAATAAATGAAATAAAGACCGCATTTAGCGGAGGAATTACAGGTATCAGTGCCCTGATTATTAACTGGTCTCCTATCGGTTTGTTCTATTCAGCATTTGCAAAAGTTTTATCCTGGTTCGGGATCGATCTCCCCGCGAAGTTTACGGACTTTGGAGCCATGATTTTATTAGGACTAAAAAACGGTATATTGTCCAAGGTGAATGCAGTCAAGGATGCCATTACAGGTGCGGTCAGTGGTGTCATTGAAAAAGCAAAAAAAATATTAGATATCCATTCCCCTTCACGTGTATTTATGGGTATCGGCGATTACACCATGCAAGGTATGGCCATGGGGATTGCTCAAAATCATAATTTACCAGTCAAAGCTACTCAGCAGGCCACACAGAATGTTGTGGGTACTGGTGTTAAAACCACCCCAGTCAAACCCATCATGGCAGGTAGCAACAGAGCCTCTTCATTTTCTGGTGGGGATATCAATATTCAAATTCATGTTAAGGAAGGTTCCGTTGTAAGAGGTACTGCTGATGCTTTACGTCAGGAACTACAGCGTGTCGCTCAGGAAGAGCAAAATGCTAGACGTAAATTTTTAACGGATACGGAGTAAATTACAATGATGATGGCATTAGGTTTATTTGTATTTGCTCTACAAACTGCGGCATATCAGGAACTACAGCGTGTCACCAATTGGCGACATCCGAGTAATAGCCGTGTTGGAGCGTCGCCAGCATATCAGTTCGTAGGGAAAGGTGAAGATACCATCACACTCAAGGGTGAAATTTACCATGAGCTGACATGGATCAGATCCACCATGGATATTATTCGTCACATGGCAAATACTGGCAAAGCTTTTACCTTGATTGATGGTACAGGCTACTACTATGGTTTAGTCATTATCGAAAGTCTGGATGAAACCAAAACCTATTTTTTTAAAGATGGCGCAGCACGTAAAACCGAGTTCACCATTACCCTTAAAATTATCAAAGACTGGAAATATTCTTCACTTGGTTCTCTTATCGGGATAGGAATGTATCCATGATTGAAAATATTACGTCTCTCATTCAAAAGGCTAAATCTGACTATGATGACTATGCAGAATATCCAACTCCAATTTTTAGGATAGAAGTCGAAGGCATCGACATTACAGCAAAAATTCATACACGGCTGATGTCATTATCAATTAAGGACAACCGCGGTTTGGTGGTCGATTCAGTTGATATTGAGTTGGATGACTCGGATGGAAAATTGAGTATTCCACCGAAAGGGGCAAAAATACAGGTTTGGCTAGGCTGGTCAAATACAGGATTGATTGATAAGGGCGTTTATAAAGTTGAGTCGACATCACATCGAGGTGCACCAGATGTTTTAACCATTACAGCATTTAGCAATGATGTATCTGAAGGCTTAAAGCAAAAGCGTGAACGTGCCTGGAGCAATCTCACCATTCAACAGATTTTCGAAACCATTGGTGATATTTATAATCTTAAGGTCATTATTCATGAAAAATTTGCCTCACAAATCATTAAGTACATTGCACAGAATGAGAGTGACGCAAACCTGATTACCCGGATAGCCGATGAACATGATGCCATTGCAACGGTTAAAAATGGTCATCTTATATTGTTACCACGGGGTGCAAGCCAAACAGCATCTGGTTTAGATCTCCCCCAAGTCACCATCAATCGTCAAATGGGCGACCAACATAATTACACCAATGGTACAGGCACCGACAGTATCACTGGTGTCAAAGCTTATTATTACGTTGAAAAAAAAGCTAAAAAGCTTCACGTCACAGTGGGCGATAGTGAAGATAATGTAAAAGAGATCCGTTACATTCATCGAGACAAAACCACAGCAGAACTGGCTGCAAATGCAGAATATAACCGCTGTAAACGTTCAGCCCAAAAGCTCACTTATTCCTTGGCGTTAGGCAATCCTCAACTTATACCAGAACAAGAATTTGTATTTGTGGGTTTAAAACCTGAAATAGATGACATCATTTGGCTCGGAACCAATCTAACCCATACCCTTAATGACAGTGGCCTTACCACCACTGTTGAACTTGAAGTCCAACTCCCTGAAGCAGATGATGTTTCTACCCTATTTGAAGGTAAAGAGGAACAAACTGAAGAAGAGAAGAAAAAGGAACATAGTAAAAAAAGAACAGGTCGAAATTACGCGGACTATACGGGTGTTATCGTTTTTTATCGAGAGAAAGGAAAAGATCTTTCATTAAAGTCAGGTAATCAAACTAAACCTTTAAGACCTTATATTGGTGTATATCAATCTAAGAAAATTGCAATGGCTGCTTTAAAACGTGAACAGGCCCGTATTGATAAAGCAAAAAAAGGGAAATAAAAAAAGTCCTTGCTGGGGTAAGCAAGGACTATAAAAAGGCATTATTTTTCGATACATATGCAATCATACATCACTATTTATAGTGATTATGTATTATCATTGTAAAACATAATATCGATATATGGTGATTATATATGCCAGGAAAAAAGCCTTTGAAATGTCCACACTGTGGCTCTGCTTTTTCTATACGTCATAGTGAACAAGAAAGCCCTGTACTCCGACGTTACAGAGGTCAATGTCAAAATCTAGAATGTGGTTTTACCGCCATAGGATTTATGGAACTCAAGTTCCAGCTATCCCCTCCCTCTATCCCTAATCCAGAAATTCATTTACCTGTTTCTGATCATGTTAAAAATGCAGGGAGAAACACATGCCCGACAACATAGATCTCGCACAAGAACTACAACTTAAACAGGTTCAGATTCAACCCAAAGATTTTAGTCAGGCATCGCTCACTGAATGTGAAGAATGTGGCAATGACATTCCAGTAGAACGTCAACGCTATGGCTCTATTACCCTTTGTATCGAATGCAAAAATACACAAGAAAAACTTTCCAAGAGATTTTACTAATGACAAATTTTCTGATTTTTTTCATTGTTGTTTTTATTGTGGCATTACTCATTTTATGGATGATACTGGATTATCAATTTACCCGTTTAAAACAACCACTGGTCATTATAGTATGTGAAGACCTTAAGACTGAAGATAAAGAAATGTTATTGGATGCCATCAAAAATCATAAAGATCAAGTACAAGTGGTGGATCCATGTGGCTATATCCAGTCCTGATCGGGATGATCCTTGGCATGACGATCAGTAGTGCCATGTTTGTTTATATTGTTGGATAAAAAAAGCCCCTTTAAATAAAGGGGCTTTAAAATTATGAAATAGATTACCGTTCAATTTTGATTAAGCATAACTTAGATACACATGAATTCTGTATTAACTTATACCCTTGAATTGAATATTCAGTATGCTCACCCTGAATATCTACCTTGTGAATAAAATATCCTGCATCATTACCAAGCGTTGCCATTCCTAAACGGACTGCTTTATCTAAACTGGCTTTATCATGTTGATGCCAAGCAATCAAAATATAGTTTTCACTAAATTCCAACTGTGTCTGAATACCCTCAAATTGATAAATTTTCTTAACAGCATCACGGCTGTCTGTACTATCAATCATTTTTACAGGCTGGAGATCTGCTGCTTTTATAATATTTTCAGCACTCCCTACACCAACTTGAGCAACTTTTGGTAAAGTAATTTCTGATTCGTTCGAACAGGATGTAAGACCTAAAATCAAAATACTTGCTATGAGTTTTAATCTAATCATTTATGTTATCCACCACAAATCGTTTCACACGGAATACCATCACCATCCCGATCTAGCCGTGTATTACCACATTTTAAAGCAGCTCTTGCCTGACTACAGCTCGTCATTTGGCTACACGTTCGTGGATAACTACCACATTTTAAATTACTCGGAGGAGTCGAATTACTCTGACGAATCACTTTAGGTTTACTATTCTGACTGCTGGCAGGCTGTTCATCTTCAAATGGATTATTAATGGTACGCTGTTGAACCTGAGCATCATATAAACGTCGTGCCTCTTCAGCCGTCACTGGCAATTTTTTATTTATAGTACTTATTTGCACTTGTGGTGGAGTCGTTTCAACTGGATATGGGACATAATACACACAGCCAGTCATCACCGATGTAATTCCAATAAAACCAAAAATAAAAAGACGAATAGCGTTTAAGTTTATAATCATTACTTAGTGCATTTCTTTTTAGATGCGCTTAATGTTCCATTTTTGCACATAAATTTGCCATCAACTGTACAAGCTTTAACCCCACCCTTTTTCCCAGAACAAGGTTCACGTCCTTGCCATTTTGCATTCGCAACAGATACACAGCACAATGAAATCATGACTACAGATAAAAATTTACTAAACATAATGATCCCCACCAAATTATTATTAACTTAAATATTTTTATCATCTAGAAGATGGTCTATTAAATATATTACAACTCAATATTCTAAATACTTTTCCGTAGGTAAATGAAATATCCCATCAGATTTATAGTGAAATAACACATCAACAATCACAATGTGAGTATCAGATACTCTAATAAAATGCAGCACCCAGTCAGACGTATAATATTCCCCATACAGACTTTTCAAATATTCAGGAATACCAATATGATAGTGCCAAAGCTTATTTCGATGAGCATATTCATACACATCTGAACCAACTTTTACACCCTTCCAAGAGGGTGTAATTTTTCCCTTGTATTTAGAAAAATCTTTTAAACCATATTGTTGATACAACACTAAAAAATCTGCAATCGCTTGTTTTTGATCTAATGGATAATGTACAAACTCTTTTGCGAACTGCCTTGCATATTCAAAAATAAAAACCAATTAATCTTCCTTAGCGGTATTTAAAATATGCTGTATCATCTCATCACGACTCAAACCCTGTGGCATCAGATAACGCTTAGACGCCAACGCCTTTTCCATACGAGGAATATCAATCAATACAGGCGCAGATTCAGTTTTTTTCTTGTCAGTATCAGCAACAACCATGTGTCCCATACACACCTCCAAATTTTTATGCAAATCTCTTGCGTAATATTAGTAACTAAGTTGCTTTTTTGATTATAAAGTATCCCAGATACTAAAACAAATGAAGTTTAGTCTTCAATATCCTCAATAACATCATAGCTAGCCAATAAATGCTCACGAACAGTTTGTGGGGTACTATAGGTTTGGCTATACCATTGATCTTTCAAACTAATCACACGTTGTGACTTGAAGGTTTTTATTCCCTTTATTGTATTCGCAAAAAAATACCAACGGTTATTGCCGTATTCTTTATGTACCCCAGTGATATCTACACCTCTTGTTGTTACATTGCCAAATCTATCTTTATATTTCAAAACATAACGAAATCCAGCTAAGTCTAAATCATCTAGAAGTTCATCTTTCTTTTTTACAAAATCAGGAATCTGGTTCCAAGGTTGGTACTCTCCAGTTGGAGGTGAAACATAACGTGTTGGCTCTTTGAATTGAGGTTCTGACAACTGAGAGACGATATTTTTCACTTCTTTCGAAGTTTCCTCTCCCTTTATTTTATTCTCAAGCTTTAACAATGCATTTTTAATTACTTTTGATTTATTTGGTGAAACCAACTCAACAATAATAAGAAAAGGTAAAATACATAAGGTAAATATAAACAATAGAATAGAAAGAATTTTTCTCATTTTATAGACTGAATTATTTTAACCCCTTGACTCCAAAATAGTAACTAAGTTACTCTCTTTTTACCAGAGCAAAATCTCTGGTCAGGCGTAGGAACCTGAAATATTTTGACAAAAGACGCATAAAAGTCCGTCTCGGGCTATTTTTTTGCGTAAAATTCAGCTTTGCTGCTTTTTGGCAGGCTGGACAGGGCAGCCTTCGGGCTGGCCGTTTCTTTTGTCACGGTATTCCTACCCCTGTTCAGTCTGTCACCATTACCGTAGGAAGTTTTGGTGTCAGGTTTTTAAACCGACAAGAGAAACAGCAAATGAAAACATTCGCTTCTATGCATTCGTGCACCAAAAATAATCTAAAAGAGCATTCACCTATCTACGATTTGGCGGCTTATCAGCAACGCCAGCGCAAAATCAAACGTCAACGACTCCTCAAAAATCTGACTGATACAGCCATCTTTATCAGCGTGGCTGGCTTTACCTTCTCCACTTTATTTTGGGGAGTATGAGCCATGCAAACACATCAACTGATTCAAAACTATATTGAAGATCTTGTTCACTTTACCGATGGTCAATCAGATCTCCAACCGCACCGCTTCATGCTTATGGGTTTTTTGGATGCTCACCTATTTACTGGAGCAATTACCCCACAACAAAAACAGGACTATCTGGATCTCATGGATCAACGCTTCATTCAACAGGAGCAACAGCCATGACCAAATATTTTGCGCACCTCTCGTGCGCCTTTTCTGCGCCTTTTTTTAGCGATAAAACGTTGTACCATGCCTCAAAGTCACAAAATTGGGGAGCACAGCCATGAATACATTAATCCAGATCGACGATGCTGTATTTATTCAGGATGAACAAGTCAAAACCAACAGTCTAAAAGTGGCTGAGATTTTTGATAAACGTCATGATCATGTAATTCGTAAAATCGAAAGCTTAGAATGTTCGCCTGAATTTACATCAACCCATTTTTGGGGGCATGTTCAAACCATAGAAATTGGTAACGGTGCAACCCGTGAATCCAAATACTATGAAATGACCAAAGACGGCTTTATTTTCTTGGTCATGGGCTTTACTGGAGCTGCTGCTGCACGTATCAAAGAAGCCTACATCAACACCTTTAACCAAATGGCAGCCATGCTCTACAACGCACAAGGCAACCATTCACACATCCATGTCGGTGCTACGGTGCAGCTTAAAGCAGGCGGGCCGATCTATACGGTCAGTAAGATCCATTACGACGGCAGCGGCATGATGCAAGATGCCGAAGTTATCTGGCATGACCGAGCCAAACTGTGTCGGGAAGTCATCCCCGTGGCGTGTCTATCACTCGATACCAAAAACCTCACCCAGAATAAAACCCTCAGCGACTTCTGGCAGAGCGTACAGCACTATGGCATCGAACGACTCAATCACAGCCGTAGCGAACAGATCCTGGCACTCAACATGACACAGGTCTACCAGAGCATTGAAGGCTTACCACCCAAAACACAGCTTTCAGCCATACTCATGCAAAGCCGAAGCCCCTACCCTGTGTATATGCAGCATAACTACGCGGTCAGTAGTGTATTGACCCAGAAAACTTTGAAATGTTGGGTGTTTAAAACTCATCAACCGCTTATGTTGAATTAGTTACATATTCAAGTGAAATAGTGCGACTATAATTGTCGCACCCTAGTATTTTTTTAAGCCGACATTCAGCAAAATAGCGACTTCTTAAGAGGAAGGAGAAATATGTACAGTCTTATCGATATTCACGACACAAAAGCAATGACCGCGGAACAAAAACTGATAGAAATTGAAAAACCAATAGAAAATTTACAATTGACGCTATCACTTTTAACCAAAATGCAGCAAGACATTGCGTTGGAAGCAGAAGAACTCTCTGCTATGTTTATCACCTTACATAAGCAGGTTGTCGACATTCAAAGAGCCATCCAATAAATAATGCCTATTTCTTTGATTGCTGGGCGTAAGTGTCAGCAATCAATAACAACCCTTTCTTTGCATCTACATCTAAAGCCCGGTAAAGATTCAACAAATTAATTTCATCTTCAGGTAAATCACTACTTTTAATCTCAGTACTTCCCCATAAAATAAACTCGATATTGAACCCATGATCTTCCAGTAAATCGAGCTGATCCATATCAAGCGGTGCATTATGCTTCTCGTAGCGCACAATTGAATTCTTTTTTACCTTTAATATTTCAGCAAGTTCATCTTGAGTATTGATCCCCAAACGCTTTCTTTCATCGCGTAAACGTGTACCACGATTATTTAAATCATCATTTTTCATACTTTTTCCTTAAAAGCACTTTCAAATCATCTTTTATCGTGATAATTTATGTTTACTTAGTCACTAAGTCACGATTAATGAGGATTTAAACATGCCAACCAAAAACCTTCAATTACAAAAACAGAATCGCGACAACATTATTGCTGTCCGGGTGACAGACAGCGAGTTAGAGCTAATCGAAAAAGCAGCCTACGAATCACGCAAAAAAAAGACCCGTGTTTTGCTAGATGCCTTCCTTGAAAAATGCGCGGCAACGGATTGTAAAGCATAGTTTTTCAAGAAGTTATCCTTACTGCAAAACACACTAAAAACTAAAACACGGCTTTACAATTGAGTGATTCATGACAGATATTTCCAGACGCATAGACGAACGTCTTAACCAGATCTTCAACTTTAAACGTGAAGGTGACTGGTACAGACAAGGGATATGCCCACAGTGCAGCAAAAAAGAATGCTACACCCACGCTATTACCCCACGTGTGGTGAAATGCGGTCGCTTAAATAACTGCGGTTATGAAGAACACGTCAAAGATATTTGTGAAGATCTCTTCAAGGACTGGTCAAAAGAATTTCCAAAGACTGAGGTCAATCCTCATGCCGCAGCGGATGCCTATTTACGTCATGGTCGTGGACTTGATATTGCACCGCTTAAAGGTCGATACACTCAGGACACTTTTAGCCACGAAAAAAAATATCCAGGACTTTACACCGGTACAGTTCGTTTCAAACTGGCTGAAGGTATTTATTGGGAACGCTTTATCGACCGTCCAGAACGCTTTGGCCGTCAAAAGGCTAACTTTATAGGTGAGTACAAAGGTCTGTACTGGACGCTTCATGACCTTGACACCCTTTGCAATGCTTCATCGTTTTGGATAACTGAAGGCATCTTTAATGCAATCGCACTGATTCAAGCTGGTCAGCCCGCTATTGCTACCATGACCACCAGTAACTATCCATCCGTATTACTCAAACTGATCGAAGAACGCTGCCATGAACTGAAGAAAGATAAACCACGTTTAATCTGGGCATTTGACAACGACAAAACAGGCAGAGATACAGCCAAGAAATTTCACCTCAAAGCCCTTCAGGAAAAATGGGCATCTTCAGCCGCTCTACCACCGCATCAGGTCAAAGGCAAAAACCTAGACTGGAATGACCTCTTGATGCACGACCTACTCCACAGTGAGGAACGTGCCAAGTACCGTCATTACGGTGAACTACTCATTGCCGAATCAGCCGAACAAGCAGGACTGCTGATTTACAACTTCAAAGAAGGTCGCCAAAAGACATTCTTTTTTGAGCACAACTATCATTTATATAGCTTTAACCTGGATTACGACAAATATAACAAAGCGTTAGATCGTATCGAAAAAGAAGCGATTGATAATCCAAGCCTTGCTGATATGCATGACGAACAAAAACGTGAACAAGCTTTACGTGATGCTTCTGCTGTTCAAGAAGTTTGTAATCGATTAATTAAACCTATTTATTTCCAACGTAATGAAATCACTGATGAATCTTGGTATTTCGTTCAAGTCATGGGAAAAGAGGTTGATTTCAATATCACATTTACCTCAAGCATGATCAAAAATGCTGAAAAATTTAGTGATCGTTTGCTTGGTGTTTATGAAGGTGCATGGTGGACTGGATCTACTGCTCAATTGATCAATTACATCAAACCACGTACAGAAAATATAAAACGGGTCAATACCACAGATTTCATCGGTTATTCAAAAGAGTTCAAAACTTATATTTTCAATGATTATGCAGTCCATGACGGCAATATTGTTCATATCAATGAACATGACTATTTCAAAGTTAAACGTATGGAAGTTAAAACACTGGCACAAACACCATATATTGTCATAAACCCTAAACAAGAGTTTAAGCCATTCTGGTGGAAAGACTTTTATCGTGTCCGGGGTGATAAAGGTCTCATCGCTCTGGCGTGGTGGACAGGCTCTTACTTTGCCGAACAAATCCGCTCGATACATAGCTCATATCCATTTATCGAGATTATTGGCCAAGCGGGTGCAGGTAAATCACGCCTGATCGAATTTTTATGGAAACTCTCTGGCCGTAAAGATTACGAAGGCTTTGATGCCAACAAATCCACCAACGTGGCCATTTACCGTAACTTTGCCCAAATCGCCAATCTTCCAGTGGTACTCATCGAGGGCGACCGTAATGATGCCCAAGGCAATAGCGTCAAACAAGCCAAGTTCAGTTGGGATGAACTCAAAGATGCCTTTAACGGCCGTGCCATTCGCTCCAAAGGTTTAAAGACTGCGGGCAATGAAACCTATGAGCCACCTTTCCGTGGTGCCATCATGATTTCACAGAATAGTGCGATTGCAGCATCTGAAGCGATTTTGACTCGTACTTTACACTTAGCGTTTGATCGCAAAGGCCAGTCACTCGAAACCAAGCGTATTGTCGACTCACTCGACCGCATTGAGCTAGAAGATGCATGTACCTACATGACCCATTGTCTACGCAAAGAAAACGAGATCCTCAATACTTATCAGGAACGCTTAAAGAGCCTAGAAGATCAATATCACCATGTCGGCATTACCCATACCCGGATTGCACTTTGCCATGCCCAGATTGCAGCTTTAATTGAAGCGATCGCAGAGCATGTACTCAATGGCTATCTGGACTATGAAGAAGTCGCTTCAGCACAAACGATGCTCATGGATATGGCTCAAGCCAGAGTCGATCAGCTTAATGGTGATTGTCAGGAAGTGGAACAGTTCTGGGAAGCCTTTGAATATCTACAAAGTGGCAGATCTAGCGCATTTAGTCTGAACCACCATGATAACGATGCCCAAACCGTGGCCATCAATCTTAATGAAATTTATAAAGTGGCTGCCATGCAGTACCAGAAGCTGCCTGAAATTACCGTGATGAAAAATTTACTCAAATCATCACAACGCTACAAATTCATCGAATCTAACCGAGCTGTCAGCTCAAACAGATATCCAGCAGACAACGTGAAAAACCTCAATGCCGACAGTGAAATGCCCGACCGTCGTCGCACCGTCAAATGCTGGATTTTTTCCAACCCAAGTTATGGAGTTACACAAGCATGATTACACAAGAATTGCCTGAACTTGATCCAAACGAATTGCCATTCATTGATAAAGAACAACCACAACAGGAACTTAAAATTGGAGACAAAGTTGTTCGAGTGAATAAATCAACCAAACCTAAACTTTGGGAAATTCTTAGTGAAAGCAATGTCTTTATGAACAATTTTGTCTGTCATTGTAAAGATGAACTTCTTCAACACTTTCATAAATCAGAGCTAAGACTTGCATCATCCGAAGAGATCCAAGCGAGTCAACGTATCGATCATTAATTTTTATACCCTCAACTGAAGGAGAGAGCTATGCCAACACAACAAGACCTAGATTATGTAGGTCAAAAAATCATTGAAGTACTACGTGAAAAATTCCCAAATGACGCAGGATATGTCCAAGAAAAAATTGATCGATTGGCTCTCATGCCCAATAAATACGAAACCTTTTCATGGGCTTTAGGTCAACTCGACCATGAAAACCTATTTTTATTGTACGAAAAATTAGGCATGGATCTTAGAGGTCACAGATTTTACAGCCATTTATTTCAATGCCTTTAATTTAAGAACACATACAGAAGTTGCCGCTTCTGCATGTGTCACACAATCACCGGAGAGCAATTATGCAAAACGATTCTAACGTAGAAAACCAAGCAAGTGAAAAGTTTACATCTCAGTTAGCTAAAGACATGTTTAACAACAATGTTCATTTCAGCACTATTTTACATGTACCAACATTAAATGTTGCACACAGAGTTCCTGAAGGCTTTGAAGAATTTCTGGGGGATATGGACTCTAAAAACGCTACTGATTTGGTTGAGCAATATCCTCAATTAAAGGAGTTTATAGACAGCATAAATAAATACACTGACCGCGATTGGAATGAAGAACATGCCAATGATCTAGTTCTTAATCATAGCAACTTTGAATTTCTAGTAAATCTACATATAGCAATTCCAAGAGGCTTTAGTTTTACAGAAGATGGAAAGTTTCTCTCTTGTTCTATTGGTGGACATTACCGTTGCCAGTGGATTTTTGCTACCACGATGGTTGATGCAGCAAATCAAGCTATACGTCTAGCAATTGATATTCATGATATTGAGGAACAAAAGCCCGTAAAGAACAAGGCTTGGAGGGCAAAAATCATGTCTAAATATCACTGTAAATGTGGCGGTCTTATTCTTCCTGATTTTGATTCATTTAAGGTCAGTGATGAAGTCAACTGCATGATTGAAACAAGTAGACCAATCGGTGAAGGTCGCTTGAGTGTAAACCAACGAGCGTTTACTGGAAAAATCATCCGAATCGATGGCGATGTTTTTCAAATTAAAGCTAAAAATAAAACCTATGAGTTTCATCGTGGTGAATTTTCACCAATAGATGCACCGGGACCAATTGAATATTTTCGCCTAGGTAAATGCCGTTGTGAATTAGACCAAGAGAACAAACCATGAGAGGAGTCAACAAAGTCATACTGGTGGGTGTACTTGGAGCAAATCCAATTCCAAAACAATTTCAAAATGGTGGCAGCCATGCCCAGTTTTCCATTGCTACATCAGAAAAATGGCAAGACAAACAAACGGGAGAATGGCGTGAATCAACCGAGTGGCATCGCATTGTCGCCAACGGTCGACTGGGTGAAATCGCATGCCAATTTCTTAAGAAAGGTTCCAAGGTCTACATTGAAGGTTCACTGCATACACGTAAATGGACAGATCAAAATCACCAGGAACGATATATCACTGAAGTCAGAGCCAATAACTTTCAGTCACTTGATAGCGCACCACAAGCCAGTGCAGTATAAGGATAAACTATGACCATAAATATTGATTCTATTATTGAAAAAACGCTTCTTAAAATTATGAAGCAGATTGATGCAAAACCAATTATCCCTATCGATTGCCAGCTTTGGGATGAACAGGACATTGCCAATTATTTTAAATATTCACTTGATTACACCAAGCGACATATTATTAGCAATCACCATTTCCCACCGAGCCGAGAGTTGCCTACATCGGCGAGGAGTGACCGTACCGTGTCACGTTGGAAAGCTACTGATGTTATTTCATTCGGGATGGCATTTGACAAAACCAATGTGAAATACAATTAATCCAGAGCCACCGTAAGGTGGCTTTTTTAAGCCAGTAACCGGCTTAAACCAGTTGTTTGATTCAACTCATCCAGAATCTCATCATTGGTCGGGTTGTAATAGGTCAATGCCTGTTTTGGATCCTTCCAACCAAAAATCTTACACAAAGTCAGCGCATTTTTAATGCGTCTGGCCATAAGTGAAGCAGCTTCATGTCGTGAATCATGAAAAGTTAAATCTGCATTTTCCAAACCAGCCTGTTTACGGGCCTTTCTAAATAGTGCATCCCGTGAAGAATTGCTGACAGTAAAGACTTTAGGACTCCCCTTCCGATCAATTTTCATAGCCAATGACCACAAATGCAGTGCAAAATCATCCAAAGGAACCCTACGGGAGGATCCATTCTTCGTATCATCCAGTTGAACATAACGACTGGCCAAAACAATATCACGCGGTAAACGATTGACAATCTCTCCAGATCTCATACCCGTGGCCAAAGCAATCAACCAGATCAAAGCCACTTCCTGCATTTTGGTTTCTGGCACAGTACCTGGTTTATATTTCAATGCAATTAGCATTTTTTCTAGTTCGTGCTCTTCTACCCGACGTTCCCGGTTATCTGGCTTCTTTGGTTTTCGTATTTCCTGAACAGGATTAAAGTTAATCCACTTTTTATCCAGCTTGCACCAGTTAAAAAATGAGGATAACAACGAATAATCACGCAATACGGTCGATGCTTTTAACGGGCGTATAGATCTCTTGGTAACAGCATCTTCCCACTGCTTAATAAATTCACTCTTATACGTCTGGAGTGGCCAATCAACATTAGGCAACACTTCTTTAAAATACTCTATACGTTGGCGTTCTTTTTTGGCAGTCTTTTTAAATATTGAAACTTCATCGCTATAACGCTGTAGAGCTTCACGCAATGTAAGTACTACTTTGCTCTGTAAAGCTGCTTCTGTAGCAGCATTTAATATCAGATCTCGTTCAGCTGCTCTCCCCCAGTTCGTTGCATCAATTTTCTTATCAAATGTTTTTGTTTTACGAAGGCCTTCAAGTTCAACATCTGCCTTCCACTTTTTATTTGGTTTTTGATAAACCGAAATACTCAT